TCGAATGGCACTCCTTTACAAGCCCCGATGTTTAGAAAACGTCGTGGGTCTGTAATCCCCGTATTTTGCGGGTGGTTACTTGAGGAGTTGTTCGACGACGAAGGGTACCCCTTGCTGTCCGAGTTGGACAGCTTGGAGGCACGAATGAAGGATAATACCGACGTTCGTGCTCTGTTGGCGTTTCGGCAGTTTGTGTACTTTGTATACAAACTGCAGGTACCATACGGCGATGACCTCAACAATGAAGTCATTAACCGGTTCATCCAAGTCGAGGCCGAGCTCGTTGAACACGAGTTCGACCCTCGAGACAGTATCATCAAACGGGCGAGGAATTTTGTTTCTCGTCTGTTTGCTGGCTTCGATGCTCGGGACATTGTCCCTAAGCACGGGCCAGGGGCTGTTGCGACTGGTGAAAAAGGAGGTGAGAAAAGTTATTTCTCCCGCCTCTACACCCACGCCGAACGATATTATCCCTTTTCGGGATATTTCACGCTCGGAGTATCGCAAATAGCCGATACCCTAGATAAGATCGGAGACCTACAGGTCCTTGAACACGGAACGGCAAAAGTCGTTCTGGTTCCTAAGGATTCCAGGGGGCCACGATTAATATCTTGCGAGCCACTGGAACTCCAGTGGTTGCAGCAGGGTCTATTACGGAAACTTGTTCCGTGGATAGAAGGTCATAGATTGACAAAAGGTCATGTGAATTTCACTGACCAAACTGCCAATCGAAGACTAGCCCTGTCTGGTTCACTCACCAATCGGTGGGTGACGCTCGATATGAAGGATGCGAGCGACCGCGTTTCCCTGCGATTAGTTGAAGAACTTTTCGCGGGAACTGAGCTTCTCGAGGCCTTAAAAGCCACGCGAAGCTCAGAGACGAGGTTGCCCGATGGTATCGCATCCCCAAAGGGGGAGTCCTCACTTCGCAGGAGGACAGTGCAGTTGAAGAAGTTTGCTCCAATGGGATCAGCAGTTTGCTTTCCCGTGGAGTCGATTGTCTTCTATGCACTTGCAGTTGCCACGTTGACGTGTTATGGCTGGACAAGCAGAGATGCTCGTGCAGCTGTGTACGTCTATGGCGACGACCTCATAGTAAGGCCTGAAGCCTATAGGCACTTACTTAAGCACTTCCCTCGTTACGCCTTGCGGTTTAACGAGAGTAAGTGCTGTGTCACAGGACTCTTTCGAGAGTCCTGCGGGTGCGACGCCTATAAAGGCGTCGACGTCACACCCATCCGTTTACGGATGACGTGGGGTCGCCGTGGTACAATGAGTGCCAGTGAAGTTCAGTCGTATGTAGAGATATCTAATCATCTGCATATTGCTGGATACTTCGGTACGGCAGAGCTCATTAAGCAGATGGTGGAGAGCCGTTATGGCCCTTTACCAGTCCTGCCTGTCCCTAGGACCTCCCAAAGGTCATTAGGGCGGGTAGAGATTAGCGACTCGCAAGAGTTGCTTCTTGCAGAGGTTGAGAAACCTCTGCTCGCTTATATAGCGTTCTACCGTTATGGAGTAGACCATCGGGTCGTCAATAAGGCTCAACGGATCAGATATCGATGGAATCGACATCTGCACCGCGCCGAATTGGCCACCTGGGTCATCCGCTCGAAGCGTTTTCGCTTCAGAGCGGATGGTTGGGAAGCGGTGCTCCGCAGTTTAAACTGTGGATCAACGGGTCTTCCAACTGGCCTCTATACGTTGCCGCGTCGTAGCAAGCTAATACGCGGTTGGATACCTGTTCTTTATTGAACAGGGAAGCTCACGATAACTAAGTGTAAGCGACGGGATCACATAAGTGACGCTGTCAATTACGCCCGATTGAACCAATTTATTGGTTCTTT